TGAGGTTGGCGCCCCTGAGGTTGGCGCGCGTGAGGTTGGCGCCCGTGAGGTTGGCGTCCGTGAGGTTGGCGCGCATTCCGCCTTCTGTTCCTTCCGTCCACATTTTGTGGAGTCTTAAAACTTCCGACAGTTCCGTACCTTTCATTTCACGGCCTCCATCGCGATCTTCACGCAGTCCTGCGGGATCAAGAGCCTCTTGCCGACCTTGACCGCCTTCAGCTTCCCAATCTTCACCCAGTCTGAAATGGTTTCTGGCGTCACGCGGAACAGCCGCGCCACTTCCTTCCTTGTCAGGTATTCGTCCATAGCATCTATCCTCCTCTCATATTCCACAATAAGGCACCTTACGTTATACGTCAATAGACAAAAGAATCTTTTATATAGTTTGACTCATCTTTTTTTCCCCGTTAGAATCTATGGTATGGAAGCAATGAAACCGAGAAGCGTTCGTTTTGACAAAGACGTGGACAAGGTGATGGAAGACGCGGCAAAGCTGGAGGGGCTGGAAGTCGCGGCGTACATCCGGCGCTGCGCAATCCTGTACACCCGCGAGCACCATCCCGAGCTGTTCGGGAAATAGTCATGCCGTGAGCGCTTCCCTGATCCGCTTCACCTGGTAGAGCTGATACTGCGCCGTCTTCTCCATCTCGTCGCAGGATGCCAACACAAGGGCCTTGAGGCTCGGCAGTTGTGCGGCGATGTCGATCAGGATGTGCATGGCCGTGAGGTCGAAGGCTTGTGGGGCGTCATGGCGCGGCTCAGGTTGTTCTGGCATAGGTGCTGGTTTGGGCATGGAGGGGACGGGCTGAGGCGTCTCGGCAGGTATTCCTGCTTCCGTTGGCTTCGCTGGCCTCTCCACGATTTCCCCTCTCGCCCTCGCTCGGGTCACGGCGTTACGAACAGCGGCCTTGTTTACTCCCAGTCCGACCATGATGTCCCTCGTCGGCACGCCGCCCCTGTACATCTCGAGTATCCTGTCCGTGGTTTCCTTGCGCTTCATCTCCGGTTCCTCCTTCGATTCCTCGACTATGGCAGGCAGGTTATTCACGGCTTCGGGGTGGTGCCGATACCAGGCAAGCACGGACTTCACGTGCTGGGGTGTCAGCTTCAGCTCTGCCGCGATTTCTTCATCCGTGAGGCGCTTTTCGAAGTGGAGTTGCATGATCTTGATGGACGTTTCAGACGCTGGCATGAGCTCTCCCCCTCGCATCCGGTCTGCGCTCAATAGTCCCGTCGTGGTACATCGCCCGCAGGTAATACATGACGTTGTTGTCAGCTATCCCCAGCTCTCGCGCGATGGCGCAGCATCCAAGGCCGGAGACATAGAGCTGACGGATAGACTCCCGCAGCATGACCTTTCGCTGACTCCGCACTATTGCGCGGGGTGGCTTGGCCTTCTTCGCCTTCGTCTTGGGCGCGGTCATCTGGAATACGCCTTGCGGCTCGATGTAGGTCAGCCGGTTCCAGCTCGGGCCTTCGTGCTCGCTGGACTCAGGGGCGCAGGGGATGCGGGACATGGCTAGGCCGCCACCTTCTTCCGCTGTGCCAGGACGCCTCGGAACTCGGAGAACTCCTCGGGAATCCGCATGTTGAAGTACGCCGTCATGTTGTTGTCGAAGTGGTAGCGCTTGCCGTTCGGATGCTCGGGGCTGATTGTGAACCGCGAGTATTCCGAGCGCATATCCTCGATGACGGCGTAAACTGACGGGCGGAGATGGGAGGCAACTTTGATGCGAAGTCGGCGGACAATCTCGTCCCTGACAGCGGGGTTGCGCTCGTAGAAGCTGGCCTTGCGCTCGTCGAGGGTCGAGCCTTCGGCGGGAAGCGGGTGCATCCAGGGAAGATCGGGCGTAGCGGAGTCCTGAAGGCGTCGTACTTCCTCGCGGCCACGCTGTATTAGGGAGATTCCATAGGCAATCAGGCTAGGCGAGGGCTCGTAGTATTCGATCATTTCATGTACCTCGTGTCGGCGTGATCCTCATGCTTGAGCGGAGTGGGGTCGAGGGCCAGACGGCAGAACCATTTCAGGAGCCATTTCTTGAACCACTTCATGATCTACCTCCCAAGGGGAAGCCGGAGTTCGCGGGCGTCCCTTACCGCCCGCCTTCCCCGGCAATGGAGCGCTGCCGATTTGAACGGCGACGGTGAGGAGGGCACCGTCCGAGGCAACGCGGGGAGAAGACGGCCCCGCGTGGCCCACGCTCCTTGATGCGGTCGGCGAGGGGTTATTACGTCCTGCGCTCGACCGCCTGTTGACGCTCTAGGCGTCTGGCCGATTTCACGGCCAATAGTCGATACGATTCCAGGGACCGATCCGGCCACACGAACCGATCCGCTTACAGGGGCCTTTACCCTGTGCGTCCGAGTCGCTTGGGCCGTGTCCTGGTCCTCCGCGAGTGTGGCCTCGCGGCCTTCGATAGCGGTTTCGCCGATGACGGGTAGGGAAAGAGTCAATATGCCCATCACGGCGCGAAGGTCATTCAATAACGCCTCCTTTTGTCCCGGCTGGATTGCCCGGAACAGGCGCAAATTGCGCGTTCTAGCGATGTTATGCCTCATCAAGTAGATTCCCTTGCCTTGAACCCTTGCAGGCCATTGGCAGGTCGCGGCGCATAAGTTGGACAGCGGCGAGCTTGATGTACTCGGAGAGGGAATTGGGGCCAGCGCCGAAGCGGTACGCGGCTACGCGCTCCATGTCAGGGAGTACATCGTCGCCGAGGGTGAGCTTTATCTGGCGGCTCATGCGCGGGCCTCTAGAACGAGTGCATCTATCAGGTCGCCCAGCCGGTATGCGGTTATCGCCAGCCCGCCATTGTTGCGGATTTCTGCCTGAAACTGCGCTTGCTCGGGGGTGAGCTTGCCGCGTCCAGCCTTGCACTCGACGGCCAGGAAGCGGCCAGAGGGCAAGAGGCCGATGATGTCAGAGGAACCCACGCGCCCGAAATGAACCTTTCCGCCGTGGGTACTGCCTGAATTATTCCTCCATGCCATGATCTGACGGATAGCAAGGTAATCGAGGCAATCGCGGACAACTTGGCCCTCGGGGGTCACCGTATCCCCCTATAGATCGCGCAGGGTATCGCAAGCAGAAGCACGAGGACGACGATGAGGGAGGGGATCATGTGCGTATCCCTCGCGGGTGATATTCCTTGATGGTGAGATGCCCGTTCGCGGCAAGGTAATGCACGATCGCGCTTGCCCGCTGGCGGGACACGCCAAGATAATCCCCTAGCTCCTGCATCGTCGGCGGGGGGGTCTGCTGCTTGATCCAGTCAAGCGCCTGCTGTTGTCGTTCGGTCATATTGGGATTATCAGCCTCCTTTAGTTGCGTGTCAATAGTAATAATCGGGATATTTTTATCTTTTACGATGCAATGCTCCCGCCTCGCTCCCGGTGAACCTTCCCACCCCGGAAGGAATAGCACGGCGTCGCTGGACTCAAGCTCTGGCAGGCATTTCAGCATCGCCTCGCACCATATCACGGCAGGACACTTGCTATCACCAGGATGGTAAATATCGTGGGGGATAACACACTCCACGCCGCTTTTCTCAAGCAAGGCCCGCGCTTCCTGAAACGCCGGAAGGTTATAAAGCGGGATACCGGAGACAGGGCCAGCGATGTAGATTTTCATTTGTCGAAGTCCAGCATTTCTTTCGTGGTTTCGCGCTCGATATTCGTCATGTTCCGGCAAGCCTGATCGAAGTATGACCGCTTCAATTCAACTCCTATAAACTTGCGCCCGAGCCTCACAGACTCATAGCCTTCCGAGCCTATCCCCGCAAAGGGAGACAGCACCACGTCGCCGGGATTCGTCCAGAGTTGGAGCGCCCTATGGATAACCTGAAGCTGTAGCGGGCAGATATGCCTCTCGTCGTTATGCTCTCGTGCGCTTCTGAATTGGAGCGTATCCGACGGGTTTATGTCCATCCACACCGGAGAAGCGTACCGTTGCCAAATGTCGATTGACAGCCTTCCGGTACTGGTAAAGCTCCCTTCTTCGCCGCAGTAGTGGTCAAGCTCTCCCTCTACAGGCTCGGGATTTATTCCAGGCTTTCTCATGGTAACAAGATAGTCCGGGACTCCCTGGCGGCTCATGCACGAATCTTTGGCTAGTTGCTTATGGAGCAATCCGATAGCTTTTGTCCTCTGCATGGCGGTAACGGGGTCTTTCCATATGCACACTTCCGAATGGTAGATAAATCCCTCGTCCTGAAACAAGCGAATCAGATCTCCCCGGAAGTCTGAAATACCAATATATCCTTGATGCGTGATCGTGGTAGGGAGATTCATACAATGGAAGGAAACAAGACGCCCGGGCATGATGACTCTAAAAAGCTCTTTCACAAGAAACCGAAGATGCTCCGCGAACTCCTTTTCATCCTTGGAGTTTCCCATATCCCTATCCGAGTTTGAATAGGTATAAAGGCTTGCGAACGGCGGCGAGAATACCGAAAAATGGACAGATTCGGTTGGAAGTTTGGCTACCTGTTCCACGCAATCCCCGAGATACATCGTCCATCCCGCGCCTTCCTTGATGTCCTCGGAGTATGCGGTTCTGGCCCTTTCCGTTCCCTTGATATTCGCTTCATTTATGGCATGCATATTCGACACCATCATTTCAGCCATTCGCATGGCATCGGCTTCTTTTCTCTCGATGTTTTTTACTACCATTCCTTCGGTGTCGGCGGTGATAACCTTGCACGATACGGGGATCGTCTGCCCGAATCTCCAGCATCTACGGATCGCCTGATAAAATGCCTCATAGCTGTCCGAAAGTCCGACGAAAAATACATTATGGCATGACTGCCAGTTCATGCCGAATCCGGCAATCTTTGGCTTCGTTACCAGTACGCGGATTTTACCTTGGCCAAACTCAAGCATGGATTTTTCTTTATGGGCTTCGGTATCCGCTCCTTCCACTTCCACAGCATCGGGAATGAGCCTGGTCAATTCGTGGCTTTCGTCGTTCAAATCGCACCATACCAAACACTGACCTTCTGTTCGGTTCACGATATCCGCGCAAGTCTGCGCCCGGTCGTCGATGCTTGACCGCCTTGCTCCCTGCCGTTCCTGTAGCGTATTGGCTTCGAGTGCGAATAGCATCCCTTCCGTTGGTTCCGATACTTCGACGGTTATCTGCTCCATTTCGAGTGGTGGCAGTATAAACTTTCCATCGTCATATCCAAGATCGGAGGGCTTGCGAATCATAACCGCCCATGAGCATACCCAATGCCAGAATTCCTCTTGAGCGTGCCCCTTGAGCCGCCATGTCTGCGTTTCTCCGCCGTCGTGGACAAAGAACATGGAGAGCATTTCGGTACGCTTCATGGTTCCCAGGAACTCGGCATGGTTCCCTAATTCCATAAAATCATTCGGGGCAGGAGTCGCCGTGCAACAAAGCCGGAAAGGAACATTCCCGAAACGCTCGATGAGCATGGTTCGGTATTTTCCGGTATAGCTTTTAAGTATGGAGCTTTCATCGAGGACTATTCCAGTAAACATTTCAGGGTCGAACTTCTCGATGCGTTCATAGTTTGTGATCGTGATTCTGGAATTGATGGAACCGTCGCCGGAATACTGGATTCCTTCAACGCCGAACTTCGCCGCTTCTCGGATGGTCTGCGCCGATACCGCAAGAGGAGCGACGATAAGAACACGGCCAGGGATATGCCGCGCCCATTCCAGTTGCATTGGGGTTTTACCCATTCCGCAGTCAGCGAAGATTGCCGCCCTTCCCCTCGCCAGCGCCCATCGGGTGATGTCATGCTGAAATGGGAATAGCATGGGGTTTAGGTCATCTTTCGTCAGTTGCAGTCCTGTGGGTCTGTCAACGATAGTCTTTTGCTCGATAAATTCCTGGTAGTTCACGCCTCCATTCTACACCATTCTCCTTGACTGTCAATAGGCAATCGCAAGGGAATCTGTCGCCTTTTGCGCCGTTCTAAGCGTTTTCCCAGACATATAAGCGGAAAAGGGACAATAAAATAAATCGCACTTATTTTACATTATTTTATCTTTTGTGCTTGACAGATAAACCATAAACGCTTATACTAATATCAGACAGTGAGAGGGGGAACAAAATGAAAGTAAACGTTACCAAAGCCAAAGAATCCTGGATCGCGGCTAAACTCAATGCGCAAGGTATGGCAGCGGTTGGTGCTTGGATCGACAAGCTCGCGGCTAATATCGAGGCCGGACAAGGTCGCTGGGACGCATACGCCAAAATGGCATACTTCGATGGGCGCGACGCCATGGGGAGCGTTGGACTGCTTAAGGGTGCTATGGAGCAAACGAGTAAATAGCGGGGTAATCCCAAGGAGGAATAGGATGATCACAAGCAAAAGGCAGTACAAAGATTTGACGGTTATCCGCGAGACGATCATTGCGTGCGGCCCTGACGTACTCAAGACCGGACACGGCGAGTTGATCCACACCGCCAGAGTTGAGCGCAGATGCGGAGCAAATGGCGTTTGGGGTGGTGATCATATCGAGATCATCATGCCGACAGAGCCCTTATTCCGCGAGGCGGTCGAGGCAACTGAAGACACCAGCCCCGCCGCGACTCTCGGCCGCAAGGGCGGATCGGTAAAATCCCCCGCCAAGAGCGAAGCCGCCACAGCCCGAAACGCAAAGCGCAAAGCCGAAGGCAAGCCCGAGGGCGGAAGGCCCAAGAAGGATATCGAATAAGCCAGGCCCCGCACTCGCGGGGCTTTATTTTGCCCAAATTAGCGCTGTGATGCCCACGGCTAGCGCCCCGAAGGGCACCGTTACTGTTTCCGCGCCAGGCGGGTCAGTGGATAGCGAAATAGAGCGCCGAGCCTGTCGCCAGTATCACCGCGCCGCGCCATATCCATAGCTCAAGGTTGAGCCGCGTTATAGATTGATTCGAGGATTTTAACTTGCTCGCGGATTCCAACAAAGAGGACGATAGCGCGGTCAGTTGCGGCTGTAGCTCTGCCAGCTGTTGCGACAATTTCGCCGAGTTTTGTTGCTCCTCGGCTAGCTGTATCGTTAATGCCTGCAATTCGCTTTGCGAGGTTGTCAGCTCGGCTTGTAGCTGATCCAAGAGCTCGTCGAGCGTCGCCCAGTTCCCTGTTAGCGGTGCAACCGCTAGGAATTGCGAAAAGCAGGGCGAGGCCAAGAGCAAAAATAGCAAGCAGGCTCCAATGAGTTTTAATCCACGCGATGATCTTGTCCACATTATGACCCCTTCGCCGTTTTCCACAGCGCGACAATATCCGATATTGTGGTCATGCCCATAAAGATGAGCGAGGTACCCGCACAACCGATGCCTGAGTAAAACCCCGCCATCTGGCCATTGATCGCGCCTAGGATGAAGCACGCGCCCGCAAGCAGGGAATAATAAAGCGCAAGAATTCTCCGCATGGACGTTGCGCCGTCGGCCTCTTGTATCGCGGTCGGGGTCATCCGCGTTCCTTTTCCTGCCAAGCTAGTGGCCTACCTGTCATATCACCCTCCGAAATACTCGCTTCTCGTAGCACCGTCCAAACTTCGCCGTCTGTGAGTCTCCTAGCGGGTCCCAATCGTGGAGCATGAAATGCGTATGCTCCTGCCCCTCTTTGTCGATGTACTTCCAGTGTTCAACGATCAGCTCCCCGGCCTGCGCGATGTAGTCAGGGCCCTTGATGGCTTGAGTCCACCGCGCCCCACCGGAGGCCATGGTCATCAGGTTGGAGTAGCGTACCCCATCGATGATAGAGTCCACGACGGTCATGTCTTCCTCGAGGACGCCGAGGGTCCGCGCCTTCAGGATGATGTTGACCGCATCCTGTTCTGGACGTCCACGCTGCGGGGCTTCGATGATGCAGAGGGCGAAGCAACCTGATTCCCCAATGTGCTCAAATATGCGCTGGATTCCGGCTTTCATCAGTCCGCCTCGCCCATGCTCGCACATCCGGTTTTGTCCGATAGCCACTCATTGATCGCCCTTTTCGCATCACGGACCGATTTGATCGCGTCCCCCACGTTGCCGTTGATCTCCTCCCCGTGGAGCGCGAGGAGCGACACTTCGAGAGCTTCGAGTTGCGGCATCTGGATGTGGTAGAGACAGCGTACGTCGCCGCCTATCTCCATGAGTAGCCGATGGTTCTCCGTCAGCAGTTCGTCCAGCTTGGCGTACAGGGCGAAGCGCTTATCCACCTTGGCTCGACGCTTGATGTAGATCGCTCGGATGATGAAGGCCGCCCCGGTGACGAGTCCACCCCCAAGGGCGACAATAACCGAATCGCGCAAGATTTTAAGCACTTCGCTCATGGTAACTCCCTTACTTTTTTACTCGGCCCACTTTGCCAGGATTGCGGCCTTGGTTTCGTCGTCGAGGTAGACGGGCGTGATCTTCTCGTCGCCTTCCCACATGCAGGGCAGGGGCGCGTCAAGGTCGGCGCCTTTCTCAAGACAGCCACCCCAAAGGTCGTTTGATGTTTCCATCATCCGCGCTATATCAAAGTGGACATACCCGCATTTCTGGAATTCTATGCTTACGGCATATTTCGGTTTCATTGGTCGCTCCTTATGCCTTGATGTATTCAAAATGAACATATAATTTAGTGGTGTTGGTAAAATTAGCATCGGTTAGGCAGTTGTTACAACCAGTCGGTTCCTGCCTTGCGATATAGGCTCCACTCACTCCGGAAAATATGAGTATCATCGCCATGCCATTGGCAAGACCAGAACACGCATCTAGTACTGCTAAACCTCGCGGGGTAGCGTCCGCAACTTGAGGAGCATAGGGTATACCGTCAAAGGTAAATGATCCAGTTTTTGACCCTTTTGCAGACCATGTTATTCTTAAATCTCCACTTATTTTGTCCCTAATTTTCACATAATTTGCAATGGTTACTACATATGTTCCATCATCAGCAACCCCTCCAAATTTTGGTACTATGGTAAGTGTGGTCTTTCCGGAAACGAGTCTCGTATCATTCCCCTGCACCGCCGTAAATGCGCCAGTTCCGCCGTCAGCCGCAAAGAAATTCGATACCAGGATTTTCTTTTTCAGAAAACCGACCACGGAATCGAGCAGGGTGAGGTAGTCTCCGGCGACGAGAGAGGTTTTGGCCGTAAGTCCCTGCGACCCCATCGCCACGAGCTTGGAGTATTTCACTCCAGCATCGGGACAGCCGCCCACTAGGGTCGCCCCGCCCGCAGTGTGATTGGTGCCGGATTCACAGACTACAGTGATGTCGTTTTCGGGGCCGTTCTTGGTTTTGGCCGTAAGCGTGAGTACTTCATTAACTCGCGCTGAGGACACAAGCGGATTGACCGCTGCCGCCCAGTATTTGACACCGTTATTGGTGCGAGAAACTTCGGAAATGGCGAGGTTTTCGTTTTCGAGTTCAGCTTCTTTCGTTGCATCTTTGAGGATTTCGCCTTCAACACCTGGGGAGGCAGTCAACGCCGCAACGAAGGTGTACTTTTTGCCGCCTATCGTGTCGCCCTTTCCGGCAGTCGCCAGATCGGTCGCCGTGATGGTCTGTGTGGCATAAGAACCTACACCGGGAGCATCGCCAGTTTCATCGGCGATTCGCGCCGCTTCTTCGGACAGGGAGCCGGGGAGGTAGGAGTAGTCGCCGACCCAGTACCAATCAATCTCGAACCAATCATTCTGCGCTGCAGCGATGAAGGTAAATCCAACGAATGATAGATCGCTGCCGCCAGCGAAATACGATCTGATTTGAGCGATACCCACGGCCCAGTCGGTAGACGGAGCAAAAGACCCGTGAGCTGTACTGTACGAGTACCCACATGGGCACAAATTACCGGTTGCCAACGAAGATGTGCGATATCGAAACACTACAGTTTTGGAGTTCGTGGCTGTGGTGCTGCGCCTTATACCAAGACCAGTGCCAGCGCCTTTGGTATATCTGATCGCCCCTGGCGTTGCGGCAACACTGACAGTTCCAGTACCGTCTCCAGTGATTGTGAAATCATAATTTGTGGCGAAGGCATCTTGCGAATCGAGCGCCGTCGCCCCATCGGACATCTTGGTGCGCTTGGTGAGGTAGAAGTTGGCAAGATCGGCGGCAGCCTTGAGGTACTTCGCGGTGGCCGCTTTCGTTTCGTCTGTGCCGGCAACAATCTCGGCGGCAGTTTCAACCGCCATTTTTCCCGCTACGGTCGTACTGGCTGCAGGGATAAAAGCGACAACTTGGCTATTAGCATCTGACTTTACGATAACGTTTGCGCCTGCCGATGCTTGCCCGATTTCGTTAGACCCGCCATGTTTAAACGCCGTAGCGAGGACTGATTTTATATTGGCCCATGAAACTTTGCGCGTTGCGTTGGTATCCGCGTTGCTCTGAAATGGGAATTCATCATTATCGAGTGGCGTATTTTTTGCCGTTCCACCTGCAATTAGTCCACCGAGCCGAGTCCAGATTGTCGCAAAAATATTCGCCCAGGTGTAATAGAGCCGCGAATGGTCGGCCTTCACTCCCGGAACAATATCGGTATCGTTCGGCGTCGTCGTTGCAGTTCCACCCTCGATGGCGGCGGCAAGCTGCGAGGCAGTGAGCGTTGATATCGTCGCGTCGGTGTCGACGGTCAGCGTTTTGGAGGTTGTTCCGCCTGCGAGGGTAAAGCCTGTTGCCGCGTTGGTTTTGCCGGTAGCCACAAGCACAAGCGCTGTCCATCCGGCTTGCGTCATGCGCTTGAGCGCCCCGTTGACGAGTACCCACCAATGTGCAGGGGTGGCAGTGACTTCTGCTTCACCTGCTGCCGTGGTGCTGAGTCTGGAGGCGTTGGCTACCTGAGCCCCTGCCTCGATGCCGTCGAGCTTGGTTTTCAGCGCATCCGTCAGGTCGTTCTTCGACAACGCGTATCCGGTGACTTTATCGACCTTGAGATCCAATGCCGTCTGTTGCGCGGTCGATACCGGTTTATTCGCATCGGATGTATTCGTGACGTTCTCAAGTCCAAGCGTTGTCTTTTGAGCGACAGCATTTGCGCCTTGCGTCAAGGCGCGTCCAGCCGCAGTCTCGGCATCCAAGAGGTCGCTGGATGCCTTTATTTCGGCGTCCATCGCCTGCAATCCTGCTTTCGTCGATGCAGGCGTGATCGCCGTCCAGTCGTGCTCAGTGTAAGCCATGCTCAAGCCTCCTTTAAGGCGTAATATCTTCGATAAGTGCCAGTTTCAGCGTGTTCTTTTCCGAGACCGGGTCCGGGTTGATGTCCAGCACGATGGCTTTCCACACGCCTGCCCATTTCCTCGTTCCCATGATTTCCGAGGAGTCCATGTCATAGCCTGCAGGGGTCGCTTCAACGATCCCGATGTCATAAATGCGCAGGGCCAGGAACTCATGCCCCATGACCGTGAGCGTCAGCATCTTTCGGGCGACGCCGTACTTTTCTGCCTTCGCGAGGGCGGATGCAGCAGCCAGGACCTGTGTCTGCAGGAGGGAATCAAATTCCAGCTGGGGATCCTGCGCGTAGGCTAGCCGCACGGCTTTGGCCTGGCTGGAATCGATCACGGATAGATCTTTGGTTTCCCCGGTGTAGTCCTTCGCGTAGTTGAGCTTGATCGTCGCGGCCAGGATGATCGGGTCCGTCTCTATTTCCATGTCGTCGATATTGATGATGTCTTCGACGGCGATGCGGAAAGTCGGCGAGGCTTCCCAGTCGTCCAGCCTCATGGTCCGCTGGCCAGCGGAGTTAAATTCATAGCGGAATCCGATATTCGCTCCGGCCTGGATCTTCCTGATCGCCTCGTAGAGCTCGACCTGGGAATCAAGGAATATCCCAATAGTCGATAGTCCCGCTTCTGAGGCTTCCCATTCCGTCTTGCCGTATTCGGTGTCCGTGTACTGCACCCCGAGATAGCGGAGGTTCAGCGCCTTTATGATCGCTCCGGGCTTGTAGGCCACTCCAACTATGGCGTCGAAAAGTTCCGTCAGCGTCATGTCGAAATAGCACTGGTAGGAGCTGGCCTGGTTGTACATGTATCCCATGAGGATGCCGTAGGTCTTTGTCGCAGGCATTTCGATAAGATCCGGGTCGGCGGTGTGCATCCCCGGATAGGACACCTGGAAGAACGGGGATTCCGTCCATGATTCAGGAAGAAACAGATTGTTTCCAAGGTAGGCGTAACTCGCCATGATCTGCCAGTACGTGCGGCCCTTCGTGTTTACGCTTCCGGCGAGGACAAGGAGCGCAGCGCGGTCGGGGATGTACTTTATCTCGGGGTTTCCGCCACCGGGGATGATTTGATCGGAACTGAGTTGAGGATTGAATGTGAAATCAACATGAGAGAGAAGATAGGACAAGCTATGCCAAGCATATCCGAGCCCAACATCGGACTGGTCTCCCTGCGTCCCGCACTCGATGACGAAATGCATCGTGTCGCCGTCCGGGTCCATACAGATCGCGGGGTTCCAGAAGTATCGGTAAATCGAGGACGTGTCCACGCTCCTGGACATGACGGGGTTGCCCCCGTTCAGGATGGTCCACGCCATGCCCGTCAAGGATCGCCACATATACATGGGGCCTTGATCGACGATATGAGAGATGCAGTAATAGTATCCATCGAACTTGAAGACGTGAGGGAAACGGCAGGCGGCGATGTCCGTAGCGCCGACAAGGTGCATCGTCTTGCAGAGCGCGTCATTCGCCCACGCGTACATAAGCGCCCCGCCCCCGGAGGAGTAGAACACGGTGCAGGTGTTACCTTCCATGATCCGGCTTGTCTCGATGGCGCCAGCGATGACGGGATTCGTCGCCTCGTCGATCCTGGCTATCGTCTGGTTCGGGTTGAGCATCCTGCAATCGTAGGGGTTCCCCGATGAGTTGCGGCCAACTACCGAGGACAGGGTAAAGGAACCTGTGGTGAGATCTACGCTCGCCGTCGCGACGGTCGTCCATACGTCCTTGCCGTCGACGTTTTTCTTGATCTGTACTGTGCCGATCGAGACGAGTTCCTGAGCTATCCGGTATTCCACGATACCAGTTGTCAGCTTCCCATTGACGCAGATCGCCGGGGCCGCGCGGACGTTGCCATAGAGCAAGGGTATTGGCTTGTCGACGATAAAGTCTTCCAGATTCGGATAGCCGGCGACGGTGAAAAGCTCCGTCGGCACCTTGATGTTCTGCTTCTTCCTGCGATCTTGCAGGGAGAGCGTTAGGCTGGACAGCTTCGCGGACTGCTTCTCCACGTAGAGCACAGCGAGTGCTTGCAGCTCCGAGCGGCTGTAGGAATCACAGCCCCGGACGAGCGGCCGCATCATTACGGCTTCCCCTCCGTCCGTGATCGCGGTGGCGTCATCAGACAGGGCAGCCGATTCCACGAGGTTGCCGATCGTGCAGTCATAGCCGATTACCGGCGTGTCGATGGCGAAGTCCAGCTCGCCACGATGGTTGAAGAGCTTGACGGACCCCGAGAGGAAGGCCAGGGCATCATAATTCTCGAGGTCTTGCTGTTGCGCGAGGGAAGGGATGGATTCCAGCACCGGCGAGTAGAAAATATCGTCGATGTACACGGCGCGGTCTTTTGTAAATCCCAGCACTTTGCCGAATTGGTAGACAGGCCCTGAAGGATACTGATCATGCTCGAAGTGGACGTAAAGGCGTTGTGCGGCATGATCCCAAAAGTATGACATTTCTATTGCGATGCAGTCGGCAAGGGAAAGCACGCCAGAATAGCGGTTGATGCCGTCGCGCGAGAAGGACGTGATGTACATCGCCTCTGAGTTGGATTCTGCCGGTGCTCCGAAAGCTGTCGTCCAATAGTCACCCGTCGCCCAGATGCCTGGATATATGGCATAGACGAAAGGTTGTACGTTGGCAAAAGCGCCAGCGAGAGTTGGAACGGACAGCTCGAAGATGGTCAAAGTATTGACCCTTTAAGTAATTCTAATATCTGATTCCAGGGCAATATATGAAAACTTGCAATTATCCCCATATAGGAGCTTGTCAAGGCTGATATTGAGGATAAAATAAAAATATAAAACAGCATTTCTATCCTCCTATAGCAATTTTCTGTAATAAACTGTTTCCGAACCTGAGTTTAAGTTATATATTCGGTAGTTTGTTCCATCCGCAAGAATTAGTCCCGATGCTCCATTTATCCCGTCCCATCCTGTGGAACTGTTTTTTATTTGGAGTTGCAAATTGTATAAGGTCCCTGAACACGACAACATATATAATCCAGCGGGAATAACCCAGGCATCTAAAGAATTTATCGAATGAGTACCATACGCTCCTGCTGAACCCGTGGAGAAATCAATTATTGTTTTGTGAAGGATAGTGGTCCATCCCGTCCCAAGAGCTGCGATCAGCGCCGCTGCCCATCCTGCCGCAAGGTTCTTCCCGCCTATTGCCCTGAGCGATGCCGCCGCTATGGCCGCGCCAGCCAGCGCCTTTAGTTCATCGAACTCATACAGGTTACCGCTCACATCATAATAACCATTCCACGTCGATGACCACGTGACGCCGGAGAGCGAGGCAACGAATGAAGGAACGAGCGTCGTTCCGGTTATCGTGAGCTTCACATAGTCCGAAGCTGCACCGCTAATCGACGTATCAGCGGCAGCGAGGTATACGGAGCCTCCGACAAGGAATACCGCGCCCTTGACCACGTTTGACCCGACGACTCGCGCCGCGCCTTGAGCCGCAAGTGCGAGCGCCGCAATGAGATTATTCTGTGCGGTATAGTCGCCTACTGCCGATGGAGTTGTCGCAGGTGCCGTTACAAGATCAATAGACATTACCGGGCCTCCTGGAATGTCAGGGAGAACGTATAGCTCAGGCCGTCGCGGTCCGGGGATTCAACGCCTTCCGGGATCGTGCAGTAGATCGGTTTTACCGTTGCCATGGCCCCGGTGAAGGGAATGACGAAGACCGTGCCGAACTTCCCGAGCAGATTTACGCCGGACTGTACGGCGTCGAGGACCGCGCGACTTGGAGTGACAAAGCTGAATTTCTGTTTCCGCAGAGGCTCCATATACTGGCCCTGCGCCTGGCCGTCGAGCGAATTAAATCCGAAGGAGTTGTCGATGTACTCGGGTTTCCAGTCGTAGAGCGGGTCGGGCATAGCCGTAGCAAGGCCGATACTCAGTCCCCCGAGGTAGACCGTCATGGGATTGTTGCCAGATTCATCATCGAGGAGGAGCTTCGCTGATCGAACCCCCGAGACTGCGGGGAACGTCGCGCCCATCTCAGAGTTAGTGAATGTCTTCGTATACATAAGCGTACTTCCTGAATCGTAGAGCTTCAGGGTGTACAGCGTGGCGTTGGAATACCCGGCCACTATCGCGTCGATCGTCTGATCCGAGGACCACGTGAGCGTAAGGGCCGAGGCATCTGGCATTCCCGAGGATCCGTCAATGGACTGCTGTAATTTCTTCTTCAGGAAGGGATGGTTCAAGTTATCGAGCGGGTAGTTGACCGACACCCCGAGAGCGGAGAGCGTTGCCAGCGGAAGAAGGTTGCCAAAGAGGATTTTCATCGCTGCACCACCCTGACCTGGCCGTTGTTCATGCGGGTCACGACCGCGTCGGCGAGCTTCTTTCCGTCAAGCGTGATCAGTATCGGCATCGGGATAGCTCCTACCTTCGCGGCCACGGCCTCGATGAAGGACTGCATGAGCGGGTCGCCCATGGCCGAGGAGCCGAACATGATTTCGCCGGTTCCCTTGCCCACGGTGACGGATGTGTCGCTGGTTGCCCTGACAACGCCGCCCGTGTCGAGCTTGGGTTTTGATTCGGTGACGGCTGCAATTTGAATAACTCCAATGGCGGCCGCAGCGCCGGCGGCGATCGGCGCGAGGACGGGCCCGACGACCGGTATCCCAATGAGCGAGGTATAGGCATCCATGGCGGCCTGGGCCGCGCTTGCGGTTGTTGAGAGCAGCTTCATGTTCCAGGCGGCAAGCTCGCCGTCATACTTGATCTGTTTGATCTCGGCGGCCGCATCGTCCTCGGCCTTCACGCGGGCCTGAGCGGCGGCTATCTCGGCTGCACTCTGCGCATCGTTCATCTCGACAGCAGAAGCATAGAGTTCGGCAAGCTGCGCCTGAGATAGCGAGGTGTAATCCTCGACGGCCTTTTCCTTGTCGAGCTGGCCCTTTATCGACGCGGCCTTTTCCGATGCGCCCATTTTTTCTAGGGCGTCGTACATCGTCTGAAGCTCTGAAGCGGTGGAGCCGTAGGACTTCTTGAGGTCGGAAAGGCGTTTCTCAACTGCTTTCACGGCGGCATCGGCCTGCGCAGAGAAGAGGGAAGAGAAGGCGGATGCGGCGTTTGAAATAATTCCAGTAAACGTCTGAGAGACGTTCCTGAAATTTTCTATTTGCTTTCGAGTCAGCTCTTGATTGACCTGATACGATCCTGCGGCGGCAGCCTTCTCCTGCGCGACTCTCCACTGCGCGAGATTGACATATTGGGCCCCAAGGGCTTCCGTGGCCGTCTTTTCACGGGTAGCCGCATCCGCATTGTCGGCGAGTTGCTTCCGCGCGAGGGTGGCATATTTGTCAGCGAGGGATTGTTGCCTATCGGCCTCGTCTGTTGCGGCCTGTTTGCTTGCGGCCGCTTCCTGCTCAATCCTTACCCGCGCGAGGTTGGCGTATTCCTGGGCGGCATCGTTGGCCTTGGTTTCTGCGGCACCACGTACCCGGGCAACATCGGCCCATGTTTTATTTGTGATCCCTGCACCGGCCGTGGTGACAGCCAGAAGATCATTATTACGCGCTACAGCCTCGGCGAGTGTCTTATCTCCGATCTGTCCTGTCTCGATTGCCCCCGTGTATCCAAGGGAGATAAGCGCATCCATGAGCTTCTGGTTTGCGGCGTACTTCGCGTCGGCGGCTTCCTGCTCAGTCATTACGCCGAGCTTCACGCGGACATCATTCAGCGCGAGGGTGTCCAGGTATTCCTGTGTTGCGTCCTTGCGGCGATCTATGATCGCCTTCTGTGCTGCGGCCCATGCGTCGGTGGCTATCTTGGCCGCGGCTTTCTCTGCGGCGGCGGCCTCTCCGGCTATGCGGGCCCGGATCTTCCCCAGATCCTCGTACTTGTCCTGCATGGCGTTCAGGTTGATGATCGTCTCAGCCCGTACCTGATCGATATTCATGGCCCGCTTGACGGACTCGATGATGTCTCCCTTTCCGAATAGGGAGAGGAAACCTTGCTTGAAAATATCTACAAAATTATTGAACCCGACGGCGACCTGAGTCAGCACGGAATCGGTATCATTGGCCTGCTTGATGATTTCACGGAATAGGCTCGTCATTGCATCGCGCAAGGGCTGGATCGTTACGGCGATCGACTGGCCCATGGTGGACATGAGGTTTGACCATGCGTTTTTGTAATTCTTGATCGAGATGTCAGTGGAATCTTTCAGGGTTCCGGCGAATTGACTGTATTTCCCATCAAGGAGCCGGACTCCCTCGCCGTTTCTGAGCTGTTCGGCGGTGAGGTCTTTCAAGGCGGGGATCTGCTGTCCAAGGCGGCCGATGTTCCCCGAGAGCGTCATGTTCATTTTCGTGAGCGCGTCGCTCACATCTCCGCCCAGCACGCTCGACATTCCAAGGGCGGTTTTCATCATCATCTTGATCTGTTCGTCGGTCCGGCCATAGGCGGACAGCATGGCGACGATGCTCTGAGTATTCGCGTTTGACAGGCCAGACATTGTTGCGAAGACGGGCACGTACTCGTCAAGGGCGCGTTTCCCTTGGGCGGTTATGACAGCGGAAGCGGCGAGGGCGGCGTTGTACTTGAGCTGGGCGGTTTCATCGTCCTTGTACGCCTGGACCATCTTGTCGGCGGCGTCGTAGGCGAGCTTGAATGCGGCGGTGAGCCCTGCGGCGCCGAGGAGCCCAGTGAGCGTGGTTGTTCCGATCCCCAGCTTCCCCATGCTCGAAAGAGCCTCGTTCATGGCGCTTTGCAGTGAGGTGGAATCTCCGGTAATCTTTACCGCAAGCTCATCTATGTCCATGCTCGCTCCCTAGTTGTTCCATCCGTCCACCATTTCAGGCTCGCTCCCTATCGGCTCTGCTTCCTTTCCCTGCGCCTCGTCCATCCATGCCTGCCATGTCTCGTCCGCGCCTTCCTCTTTCATCGCTCCGGATGCCAGCTGCAATTCCTGGACCCTGCGGATGCTCTCTTCGGCGCGGAGCCTGGGAAGCATCGCCGTGTACGCGTTTAGGTAGCGGATCGGGAGGTCGAACCATCCTTCGATCTCGCCACCGTAGAACCGTTGCAACCTTGGGATCAGGTCTCCGTAGTCGGCTGGTTCTCGCGCTTGGCTTCCGTGCTCTTCGCCGTCAGCGTCTTCGTGGCGACAGTAAAAAAACAGGCCACCACCTTCTGCTTCTTCTCGATCGGTATTCTCTTGACGACGTCCTCAGGAATGTCCACGAGGACGGTCTTGACCATCTCATTGAGGCTGGACTCGAAGGCTTCGAATTCCTTCTCCTCGAGCTCGGACGCGTTCTCGGCATCGTCACCGATGGCCGCGTACTTCTTCAGGAACTTCGAGTACTTCACGAGGCCCATGTCCTCGTAGGCGAGGAGCTCGTAGTCCTTCCCGAACACGGTCACAAGTTCCCTGTCCGGAGCCAGGTCGTCGATGATCAGAATTGCCTTTTTCGCCATGCTTTTTCCCTCCTGGGAAAAGCCGGGAGCCGAAGCCCCCGGCCATTTTGACTATGCGCTCGGGGTGAAGGCGACGGACTTCGCCACGCAGGCGACGCCGTTCGCGTCCTTGACGTTGGCCGTGACCATGAGCGTGTGCGCGGCCGCGGTGAGCGAGGTCGTGACGATGACCAGGGTAGGCGTGGCCGAGGACACTCCCGGGGTGAAGGTGCTCGGGACGAGCAGGGCGTGGGTCGAGTCCAGGATGATGAAGATATCCGCGGCCGTCGGGGTCCGGATCGTGGTGGATCCGCCTCCCGCCTTGCCGAAGGTGATCGTGATCGTCTTGGTGGACGCCACGCCGGCGGCGCTGGTGAGGGTGAGGGCTCCGAGGTCGGCGGCCGAGGGCTGCACGACCGTGGAGAAGAAGCCGGAGATGAGAGCGGCCGCGGCTTCGGTGTCGTCGGTGTCCACCCGGTACTCGTACACGCCGGAGGAGATGAGCGAGCGGAAGATGCCCTTCAGGGAAACGGACTGGTACTTCAGGCTCTCGCCCTTGGTCTCCGCCGAGGTTTCCATCTTCATGAACTGCCCGCAGTACAGCCATTTGTAGGTGTAGACGCTCGAACCGGAGCGCGTGACCTTGTAGCCGATGGCGACGAGGGGTGAAACGTCGGAGACGTTCTTCGTGACCGCGCCCGAGGCGTAGGTATGGCCGTAGAGCTCGGCGAACTGGGAGATGTTCACGTCGCCGAATTCGGCAGTGACATCGATCTTGCCGATCTGCTCGGAGATGTACATGACCCGATCGTCGCCCTCGAGCTGGGACTGGGAGGCGTTCGGATTGACCGTTACCTTGCGGAGCCCAGGAAGGGACTTGATCGTGCCGTAGGTCGGGGTTCCCCCGGCGATGTCCGTGCCCGCGGTGAGCAGGGCATAGACGAAATCTTTTGCGCCGACAATCGGCCTGGTGGTTGCAACACTCATACAATCTCCTTAGACCAGATCCTCAGCGCGTATCGAACGCCGGTATCTGGAAGTTTTATGCTTGACGTTCAAGTCCGCGTCAGGGACGTCCGAATCGAATTCACATGTGTAGAAGAGCCCCATCATGACCGTATGCAGCGCCTCGTCGATCGCCGAAGTTGAACCGGCCGCCACATAGATGTCGAAGATGAAGACGGAATCGGCGGCTGTCGGGCGGTCATCGAGAAAGAAGGCATCGGCGTTGTTCACTTCGGTATAGATGAGGCAGGGGAAGACGGTGATGGTATCTGGGCGCGAGGCGAGCAGGTGGGTGGAGTCGGTGATCAGCGCCATGAGCGCGGTGTCAGCCTTGAGCTTGGCGACGAGCCAGGTCTTTACGGTCATGCGTCGCTTCCTACGCTCTCGGGGTCGCGCACCACGCTTTTCAGCTTGTTCTTGATCCATTCGCGGTTGCGTTCCATTGCCGGAAACATAAACGGTCGAGGAAGTATCCTGCCTTTTCCAAATTCCAAATCAGGCGCGTACTCGACATTCGTCCCGACATACCCGGCCACCTCTTCCGATTCTGTTTCCACTCGGTGCGTAATCGATGCACGTAGTCTGCCAGTATCCACTGCAGGCGGTTCTCCTGGCTTGCTTGGTCCGTTAGGCGACATACTCGCCTTGATGTCCCGCTCCAGTTTTAAACAGCACGTGTTGACTGCCTTTTTTGTGTCGCTGTCCAGTTTCTCTGCGCGCTCTTTGAACCGGGCTTGCAATGCGGCCACCTGTTCGGCGATGTCGGAGTTCAGTTCGAAGTTCATGCGCCCCCCTGTACCGGGACGAGGATCGCCTCGGTGTGAGAAGGCCAGGGAGTCACGGCTACAACGTCATATTTCACGGAACCGTCGTAGAGCCGCACCCCCCGTACCAGGCTGGGATCGTTATCGCAGAGAAAGAGCTTCGCGTCGGCCGCACTTCCCGAGATGCCGTAGATTTTGCATTCCTGTTCGGTAAGGCTCTTTGGCTGGAGGTTGCCTGACTGACTCTTGACCCCGTCGGAGACCTGGGAACCCGCGTCGGTTACGAGCACGCCCGATTCAAAAACCGGATGCGTCAGCACCCAGTTCTTTGAGGGGTTGTTCTCGGCGTCGTAGGTTATCACGGCCTCGTAGATGTCAAGGGACTTGTTGCGGATCATGCGGCGATCCTCTTGTAGTTCTGCAGCGCCTTCTTCAGGTCGGAATTTAGGAGGGAATCCCCAGGGGAGAATACATAGGCAGCATTCGCTTCTTTCATCGAGGAAAGCCCGTCGGAACCTTTCGTAATCGCGCCGTACCGGATGCACACAGCGGCCTCGGCTATCGCCTGCAGGTCGAAGGGAAGGGAATCGGTGGCGCCGGCCACATAGTGCGCTGTTGCGGGGGAGACGGTCACATCGTCGGGCAGGTAGTAGCCTGCGACGTAGGAAACGAGGATGTCCCTGTCGCCTTCGAAGGCATCGGGGACGAGCCCGCGCGTGATCATCTTTCCGTTCCAGCCTTGCGGCCGATAGATGCGGCCCTGGTCGGCGTCTTCGTCGCTCATGAAGTAGTCGGATCCAAGAGCGAGGACAGCGCCACCCAGGGTCACAGAGGTAAGAGTCTGGATAGGCCACGCTTTGAGATAGAGATAGAGCTGGCCGTTGACGGCGTAGGGTTCGGCGGTGTAGGTGGCCCGCTTGAGCGTTCGCACGGTGTATGTGCAGATGCTGGTACTCGCTTTCGTGATGAGCATCTCAAGCAGGGCGTTCTGTGACGTGTCGCTGATCCCGAGGAGGAGCTTCACGTTCGCCAGAGTGCAGAGTCCGTCAACAGCCGCCATATCCTACCGCCCGTAGACCGTGGTCGTATCGGCATCCACGTCCTTGTCGAACAGGATGATGCTCGAGCAGAGCTGGTTCTTCGGGGTCGTGCCGTCGGTGTAGGTCGTGTCCTCGACGATGCGGACGTACCGCTTCGCCTTGGAGAGGTCGACGTAGTACTGCGCGATCCCGGCCGTCTTGATGTCCTTGACGGTCGCGAAGGTGGCGAAAGTTGCATTATCGGAGAGTCCGGAGTTGTCGCCGTCCTCGATGATGAGGGAGGCCGTCGCCGTGGTCGGGGTGCCCGTGGATGCCTCGTAGCTGAAGGTCACGAGGGCGGACTGGTAGCCGAGCCTGTCGACTACCGCTCCGGTGATCACTGTGCCGTCGGACAGCGTGGAAGGAAAGCCCTTCGCCGCGGTCATCCGGCCCATTCTGTTCACTATGCTCATGGTTTGTTCCTTTGCGCGTCATACGCGCGGACATGGGCGGGTTTCCCCGCCCGGATACTTACGCCACCGAGAAGATTCCGTGGACGAAAGCCTTGGGCTGCTTTACCGCGAAGTCCAGCTCGGAGAGGATCTTGATGACCGTCTCATCGCGCTGGAAGGCGGAGTATGCCGTGCCTCCGGAGACGTAGGTCGCTTCCTTCGACATCGTGAGCTCCATGTCCCTGCCGACGCCCCAGGCGAAATACGCCCAGTCGGCCAGCCAGAGGTCGGCATAGTCGGTGGACGTGTCGGTGTAGCTGGACAGCGTGGTCGCGACGAAGGGGACGCCCTCGATGGTCTGGTCCTTGTTGATCTCATCCCGGTAGATGTAGGCGTTCGCCGTGGTCTTGAGGTTCTTGATCCAGCTCTTCATGGCGGGCGACATGATCCAGAAGGGCTTGAGCATCCGGACGTTCGCCTGCTCGAGTAGGGCGAGCATGTCCACGGGGATGTTCGCCGTCAGCGCGGTGCTGGAAGTGCCAAGGGTCTGGATGCCGGAGACGTTCGTGACGCCCTTCGGCTGGTACGCGGTGCCGGTGCCATAGAGCGCGGCGGTGTTGATGGCGATCGCGTAGATTTCCTGCAGGTCGCGGGCGATGATGGCCTGTACGTCGGCGGGGCTGTAGCGCAGGAGCTTGTTCGAGATGGGCACGTATGCCGATCCCGATTTCGCGGAGAGCTTGACCTCGTCGAAGGTCATGCCGGTCTTGTCCTGGACGGGATTCTCGGCGCCCCAGGAGAAGGTGGCGGAGGTCGCGCCACGGCCGAGGTCGAGCGAACCGTTCGGCATCGGGTACTTGGTGATGCCGATCTTGTCGAGGAAGGTCCCGGCGTAGAGCGGATCGATGAACTCGCTCGAAAGCTGCTGGGGAATCAGGAAGCCGCCCGTCGAGGGGAGCCCCGCCTCCATGCCCTTCTGGATGTAGCCGTGGAGCTCCTTGTCCGCCTCGAATATCTTCTTGGCGAACGACAGCATCTTGTCGGGCTCGCACTGGCTGGCAGCGGCAATGGTGACAAGACGCCCGAGCTTCTGCAGGGGCAAAATCGCGGCTTTCGTTCCGGAGGCTTCCTCGCGCTGGCGATTGGCCTCGTAGACTTCCTGGAACTCGGCCCGCAGGGCGGTCTTGTGTTCCGCATCCTTTGCCTTGTCGGCTTCCACCTTCTGGGCGAGCGCGGCGTCGACGGCGGATTTTGTTCCGTCGTCGATCATCTTTTTCAGTTCGACATCGGTGATCTGCATAGGATCACTCCTTGGGTAGAGGATCGCCGTTCTTCGGCTCGCCAAACTCATATACATGAGTGTCGACGATTTCTATCGTGGCCGGTTCTTCCGGCGTGATTCCTTTGGGTTTGCAGCCATCTTCCTCGATCGGAGCTTCGTCCGGCTGATCGAGATCTCCGACGAGGACACCGTACTCAGCGCGGGCTTCGCCGAGCTTCTGATTGCACTCGTCGAGCTTCCCTCGAATGGTATGGAGCGATGCGAGGGACGCGGCGGACAAGCGCCGGCCCTGCTTCTCTGACGCCTGGAAGCTCTTTATGACGGTCTCGTCGACCTTCGCTCCGCGCATGATGGCGACGGCATTGGCATTGGCAGGGACGGGGACAATGGAGAGTTCCATGAGTTCCTGTTCGATGAAGTGGCGCCCAGTGTAGTGGCCTGCCGAGTCTGTGATCGGATCGACCTTGATGCCACGGAATCCCACCGATACCGCGTTGAGGAGGCCGAGCTTCGCGAGGTTGTAGACCGAGTCCACGAAGAGTGCGTGTTCGGAAGGCGTGCCCGTGGAAAGCTCTTCGACGGTCGGGAACTTCACGTCGATGATGAGCTGCCTGGCGGCCGTGTCGATGACGACGTTCTCAGCCTTGCCAACGGGAAGCTCGGAATAGTTATGGCCATACAGGACGACGGGATTCTTGAGGTAGTTATCCAGTTTCCAGCCGGTGGCGGCCACTATGTCGCCATCCCGGTCCATCGACTCATCCGAGGCGATGAACCGGATGATTCTATCGCCGGTAGTCGCGGCCTTGACGGTCAGCGTTCTAAGTTCATTCATCTTCACTCCTCGAGCACGGGAAGGACCGTGCACCGGCACTGAATTATATTGTCTGCGCTTCCCCCGAAGTCTCCCGGATACTGCAACTCCTCTCCCCCGACGCTGAACGGTTCGTCGATTCCCACCACCTGGCCGTCGGCGGACGCATGGGCGTCCCTAGTCCTGTCGTCCTGGGTGGCGAGCCACTCTTTCTTCGATACGCCCTCGCCCTTGTAGACCTCGAACTGCCCCGCGTTCACGGATGACATAGTTTCGGTCCGGGCGATGACCATGGATCTTGACTTGCTCATGTTCTCGTAGACGCCATCGGTCGCCGATCTGATCCTGGCCGCGATCTTCGACATGCTCTCGCCTGACTGCACTCCCTCGGAAACCTCAGAAGCCAGCTTTTCACGTAAGGCGGTTCGGGTTGTGTCATTTATTTCCTTGGCCTTGGCGAGCCCCACTGCGTCGACCCAGGCGTTGAACTTGGGATTATAGAGGGAGAAGTCTATCCCGCCGCCGAGCACTTCCTTGGCAAGCTCGAATCCCTGCTTCATGGAGGCCAGCCACGCGGGAGCAAGGCCGGACTTTACGGCGAGGTCAGCAGTCTTCCCGAGCACCTTCAGGCATGTGCGCTCGATGGCCCCTTCGAAGTCGCGGGATGATCCAAGCTCGGCCTTGAAGGCATCGTGGAATAGTTTCAGTTGGGCGGTGGAAAGCTTCTGCACGGCATCGGAGAACATCTTTTCACCGGACATGGCCGAGGCGTCGAAGGTCTTCCAGATTGCAGCCTTCTGCTCGGGGCTGAACTTGCCCTTGACGGTTTTAGTGATTGAAAACTCGATGGTCTTCACGGGAGGCTCGGCCGGGGTAGTTTCAGCTGCCGGTTCCGTCACGGGCTTCTCTCCCGGCTTCACTTCGGACAGCGAGAACGGGATGACATAGACATCGTCGCCCGGTTCGACCGGATAGCCCATAGCCTTTTTCCAGTCGGACCTTTTCAGCATCCCGCGTTCCACGCCTTCGTTGACCTTCGTGAGCTTGAACTGCTCATCCTGGGGAACCGTGTTCTTATGCCGATAGACAAGGCGGTTGTCATAGTCGCAGGCGATGAGCTGGCGCGTGATCGTCGCATCGAGCGAGGCCAGTTCCGGGGTGAGTACGGCTTTCGTGAACAGGTAGAAGGCGGCCTCGATGGTCGCCCGGTTCGAGTTCTCGAGGATCCCCGCGATCTCAGGCGGGAGCTGCTCGTGCTGGTTCGCCATGTCGCGCATGAATTTGCGGGACTCAACGAAGTCCATCTCTCGCTGTGAGTCGGAAAGCTTCTCGACCTTCGCGCCCTCCCAGGTCAGGAACGCAGGGGCCCGGGCCTTGAGGAATCCCCCGACGCGCTGCATCCAGGACTGCTTCAGCTGCTCAACTTCGGATTCGCTCGCCCCTGGAGCGGATATGGCTATCGGAGGGGTGGCATCGTTGTAAAAGTAGTTCTTCTGGTACTTGGCAGCGAGCTCGTCGGACTCGTATTCGTCCAGCATGTTCTCGGATCGGCCGCGGCCGCGGCTGTAGGGGTCGGCGACGTTCGGGCTCTTGAACCACACGATGTCAGCGGGGTCAGCTATGATCGACTGCCCTCCAGCAACGCCCGAAGGCATGAAGAGGAAGTATGGACTTCCCGTGCTCGGCGTCTGCAGGCACCAATTCTTCGGCATGATGTACAGCGCCTCGATTTTCGAGCCGTTGCGTATTTTCCACCAGTACGCCTCGCCGGTAACGCGCTTGTAGACATAGGTGAGATACATGAGGACGGATCCGTCAATCTCTGGATACGCGGGACACGGTTCAAGCAGCAACGCTGCCGCGGGGTGATTCTTGATCGGCTGCGCTTCGTCGGGAGCCTCTTCCCATGCGGCCTTGTCGTAGATCGCCCAAGGAGTCCCCGAGATGTGCTGCGCCTTGATGTCGATGGCATCGAGGCGTGGGTTCGTGTGGTAGAGCTCCAGGAGGGACGCGACGTTCCCTTCCGGAGCCTGGGTCCATAGCTTCTGCAGGCCGCTCTTCTTGTCGAACTCAGGGCGGCGGCTATTGATGGCCATTATTTCCCGCCCTTCCTGGATTCCGGAAGCATGGGCTTTGTCTCAGGTGCGAAGGCCGGCTTCGTCTCTACCTCGGGCTGCTTGTCGCGACAGGGCACGCAGTTCCTGCTGGGATAGTCATAGTGGCGAGCGCATATCGACTTCCCGCACTTCTGGCATTTCAGGACGCTGGGATAACCGCAGACATGGCAACTCATACCGGCTCCTATAGGATTGCGAAGGCCGGGCGCGTGAGACTCTTCTCCACGACCCCGGTCAGCGCATCGAAAGCATCGTCGTGAGTCCATTTCACGCCTCGGCCGGCGCGGGTGACATCCTGGTAGAATTTGGGCCAACGAGACTGCCAGCCCCCGGGGAAAATCACGCAGTTGCAGACGCTTGTGGCGTTCGACAGGATCCGGGCTTGCTTGTTCTCGGACTGGTGAAACCACTCGACCATCGTCGATGAGTCTCCACTGGCCCTAAGGAGCTTTTCGACAGCCCGGGCAAAGCCCCTACCGCCGTTGTTCGACTCGATGTACGCGCGCTGCACCTTACGGTCGGAAAGAACCCTGGCTGTTTGCGGCTCGGTCGTCTCCATCGAATCCTGCGTGTAGATCACGTCCAGCACGTAGGCGAGGCCGGAGGCGATTCCGTAGCTTATCGAGCAGAGATAGTCGTCGCCCTCGTCGGCGGTATCAGTGTAGTTGCAGATCTTGGAGAAGGTCGGGGTGTCCTCTACCCGATAGGTCTTGAGCGCTGGATAAAGCTTGTCGACCGCGTCGTAAGGCTCCTGGTCGTAGTTGGCCAGGAAGATCGCGGGATCGGTGAGTGTCTTGCGATCGAGGTAGGTCTGTGCCGAAAGGATGTCAGGGGCGAGCATGTCTTCGTCGCTCTGCGGAGAATCTGGGAAGCGCTTGTTCGCCCTGAGGCGGACGACATGCCAGCGCTCTGGCTCGAGCGCGAGGAGGCGACCGGTGAGGTCTTTCTCAGCCCACCTGGTCGCCATGATGATCTGCCTCGATCTGGATTCAAGGCGGGACAGGAAGGTATCTGTGTACCAGTCCCATTGCCCCTCGAGGACTGATTCGTTGTAGGCTTCCTTCGCGTTCTTGATGAGGTCGTCGACGATCCCGAGCCGGCCGCCGGTTCCCGTGAGCGTTCCACCGGGGGAGGATGCCAGGAAAGAGAAGTGCTGCCCTTCAAGGCTCCATGTCTGGTATGAGGCATCCCCTCGCTTGATGCGAGAGGCGGGGAACACGTCAGAGTAGATTATCTTTCGGGGGTCCGAGGTTGTCTCTTGCATCCCGTCGCGTACTCCGCGGGCAAAGCGCCCGGACAGATCCTCGTTGTAGCTGGCGGTGATGACAGGGAGAGTGGGGTCATGCCCCAGGGCCCACTGGGTGGCGTTGATCATGGTCACGGTCTTCCCGTGGCGCGGCGGTCCGTTGATGATAAGCCTATCGATCTGCTTTGCATTGTCATCAAACAGGCGACCTTCAAGGAATGCCTGGATGGTGTCGCAGAGCTCGCGCAGATAGACCCGTGATTCGGTATAGACCCCTGGCATCCTGAGGCGAGCGAAGTAGTACAGGCTTTTCTGGGATAGGCTGGCTTTAATGGCCCTGATCTGGCCAAGAGTCAGCTTCGTCCGATCTGCGGTCGCTATCATATCCGCTCCAGGACGCGGAACAGAAGATCCTGCTCATCGGCCGATAGTTTCCCAAGGTCGGGAAGTTCAAGGGATCCGCCCAGGTTTATCTTGCTGCCCTCGGTGGCTTCGCGAATCTCCTTGAGCATCGAGACTCGGGAGGCAGAACTCCCTTTCTGCAGGATGTCGAGGGCTACAGCGCGAAGAAGCGCGGTCCCAGTCTTCTTTGATTTCTTGCCGTTAATGGTGACATTGTGTGTCTTGGAAAGGAGTTCGGCGTATACCGCAGAGACGGCAGCCTTCTCTCGGCGGACCTCTCCAGAACGCTTTCCGCCCTTATGGCCCATTTCACGGGCTTCACTCGGGCTTCGCTCCGATTGAGGTATGAGGTTTTTGGCATTGGGTAAGTTATCGCCCTTCGCCACAGGTTGCCCTTGTAGGCGGCCATAAAAAAAGCCGCCACCAGTCGATACGCCGGCTTAGGCCGGCGCTCGAGCTGTAAGGGCAGCTCTTCGCGTCAAGCGAAAATCAGATTCATGTTTGGGATGTGGTCTCCCTGTTGCCGGTAGTATCGGTCATGTGAAAGTGTTTGTCAAGATACTTTTTTATCTTTTCGCTATTTTTCCCCTCCAAGATCGTCCCAGGCTGTTACCTTCTCCGCGACTTGCTTCTCAGGGCGCCTTCCAAACTCCGCTCCCGTATGGAATGGCTGCACATCCATGACCTTTATCCCGTTTCGCTCCTGTAGTGTTACCCGTCCCCCTGGACCCTGCTTGTAGTCCCCGCGCTTGATCCTGAGCTGCCACACCTTCGTCACCCAGTGCGGGTCAGCCTGAGTTATCCCGAGAGTCTTTAGATCAGCGGCGATACGGATACATCCTTCCGCGTCCTCATCGTTCCGCTGGTCTGATTCGATTCTTGGGATCGCTTGCAGTTGCGTATCCTTCTCCTGGCAGGCTGCCCGGTATGCCTTGTCGAAGATCGCTACATCGGGCGGTTTTCCGTACTGGCTTTCATAGGTTCTCGTAACGACGGCCCGGAGCGCAGCCAGGTATAGCCCATCGAACCCTGCGAGGTATTCCACCATGTCCGCCATTTGCCCCGCAGGGTATTTGCCGTAGTAGCCCTCAGCCCATGAGATAAACTGCGCCGCTGTCAGTTCACGCATTCGTTTGCCTTCTTTTCAGCAACTTCCCTGAATACCTTGTCCCATTCAGCCGCCCGGTCCTCTGGTGCTTCCAGCTTCTTCCGGGCTTCCAGCTTGACCCGATCCCATATCCTTGGATTTGAGAGCGCGGAAGGCAAGAAGGGTTGCCGTGTCCAGAATTTATCATCGCCCTTCGTGAGCCCAAGATAGGTCTCCAGCATGATCTCGATGTCTCCAGGGTTGTTCTGTGCGTATCCCATGATCTTGCGGATGGCGACAACTTCCCCGCCTGGGTCCGTGAATGTGCCTTGAGACAGGAATACTGCCTGGATGGTCTCGAATAGTTCCGTATCCATCGTCGCCGGAAGTTGGGAATGGTCGCGCGCGCTCTTGTGTGTGTTGTCAGAAGTCTCTAAGTCTCTACGTAGAGAAGTCATGAAGTCAGGGCGGTCTGGTACTGGTGTGGAACTAGCCTGGAACTCGTCTGGTACTGGTGTGGATTGTTCCGGTACTTTCTCGGCGTGTTCCGGTATGTTTTCAGGAGGTTCTGGGTACTGGAATTTACAGGCAAGCTCCTTCCCGGATATGGCCTGATGCTTCCTGAATGTCGGGATATAGCCATACTCATTCCCATTGATAGAGAACCTATGGATGTACCCCGCAGATACCAGGATATTTAAGGTTCCTTCAATGTCAAACTTGACAAACGGGAGAACATCGAGGTGGATCTGATTGGGCTTGTACTGGAAAACACCCTTGCGATCACAGAGCGTCCAGAGCCCCGAGAAGGTGAGCATGACCCTGTTTTTAGGATACTTACTCTCAAGCCCCTGTAAGTCCTCGTGCCGGAAAAACTCCGGCTTCACATTTCTAATTCTTGACATTCATGCCCTCCTCGCCGTTTCCGGCTGTGGGCAAAGAAAAAGGGCATCATCCAAGGCAGAGGTGATTAGCCCCTTTACTGCGGGTGTGCGCCCGCGCCTTGAACAATGCCCATAAAAACACGTTCGCCTTCCCGCACAGGAAGGGAGCCGGAGGTCAATCACTCCATCCGACGGGGTAGAGTATATCGAGCCTCGGGAAGTTTTGCAAGCCATACTGCCGTCCTTTTTAGATCGCTAGCGTGCTTTGCTTTGCCGTGCGCCGAGGTTCACGCGTCAGGATTAGGGTCACTGAATTCATGGCCATTACGCCATTGTCGATATGCCGCCTCTCCCGATTCTGAATCTGCGTCCCATCTTCTGACTGCATCGCGTTCTCCGCGATCTAGCGCGTCACAGCGATCCTGATATGACCACTCGCGGTAATAATCATGCATTTTATCCCTCCACTTTGACGCGGTACTTGGCGGCGATGGCGTCCATAGTTTTGTCGTACAGGGGGCCATTGCCCATAGGCCAGCATTTCTTGACAATTTCATCCAGCATCTCCCTCGGCACTGTCCTGTCCCTGGCCTCGATCAGCGCGGCGGCTTCTGGCGCAATCAGGGCATATCCCATGCGCGGAGGAAGCATAATGTCGGTATTGTAGTACTTTTTCTCCCGTATCTTCCTGACCAGTTCCATCGCGTCCTGCGGCTCAGCAAGGGTGGCGTCGATGCGGTCGATCCAGTACCCCGCGTCCTGAATTATTCCAGGGTCTACAACCTGAAAAGAATCCATGGGCAGTTTTTCCATTATCTCCATTAGGTGATTATGCGCTTTGGCAAGTATGTCTCTAACCGGTTTCAGTAGTTCACGCACCTTCGACCTCCTTGAGCAAAGCGTCGAGTTCGGCAAGTTCTTTTCTCATGCCTTCCTTGTCGCTTGTAATAGTGAAACCGTCATCGATTAACATCGTGAGCAACTTGCGTCGAAACTCCAGGAACGGCAAGGCCCGCTTGATCCACGCGATAGCTTCGGGCGCGGCGGCTATAAGGGCGGCGTTTGCTTTTGTTTCATCTTCCGACCTTATGGCATGAGGCCACGCAAGGGCGCAGATTGGAAAACCGTCGGTGGAATCCACCATCGCCCTGTTTTCGTTGACTGTCCATTTTCCCGTCGTTGCCTTGTCCAGCGCGTCCAATGCTTCGCGTATCATTCTTCTGCCTCCTTTTCCTTTAGCATCGCCCTGTCGTCTTTCAGCATCGAGTCGATAGCCTCGGCCAGCGGCCCCTCGTTGCCCTGCTCTGCCTCAAGCGCCGCAATCTCAGCCTCTAGCTCGGCGCGGGTCATGTCCTCCGGAATCATATGATCCCCTTTGCGTGAAGTGCGGCGATTGCCGCGATGATGACCAATACCATGATTGCCCAAAACTGCGCCTTGCGGTCATTGTGCCGTGCGCGATACTCGGAGCGGGTCATGCTTTTACTCCTTGAGCGAGAGCATCCTTGAATTGCTGGATGCCGTGCACTATTTCGGACGGCGTGAGGTAGGACTGGACATACCTGCCGTCGGCCTTGAGATAGAGGATCATTACCCTTTCCGGATTCGTCGGCAGCGCATAGGCGGCCATCTGGACGGGATGCCAGAGAGCTTTCGCGCCCGTCTTGAGGTCGATCAGGACGCGGAATCCGTCGATCTCAGCCATGAGGTCGAACCGTCCGGCATAGCGTCGTCCGTTCAGGGCGTGGTCCACGAATTGTTCGGTTTCAATCGCATAGGCCCTCGTCCGCTTCATCCATGCGGCGAAGGCGTTGATGTACTCCAAGGAGGCAAGCGTCCGGCCAGCATCATCTAGCCTGGCCCCGTGGGCGTAGCGTTCACACAGGGTATGCACGGCGCTCCCACGTTCCCTTGCCTCCTCGGAATACCAGTGGTCATTGATGAGCCCGGCCCTCTTGAGCACTTGGGTCACTGACGGGATAATTGCATCGCCGTCGCGGTACTCGTGGATGGCCGGGTCGAAGTTCATGCGGACCTGCGGGCGATGATGGTTTCGGATGTGATCTTGACGCCTGGAATCTGGACTGTGCCCTTGAACATGCGGGCCGCGCTGTTGAGTGCGGTCGTATTGGGCTCAAGGTAGGCGAGGGGTTGCGTCCCTGCGGCCACCGCTTTGACCAGCGCCATGAGATCCACGACCTCGGAGCCCCATGTTTCGCGGAAGGACTCGCCACCGGCCTTGATGGGTTCCGCGACGGTTATCTTCTGGATGACGACCGGAGTGTCCAGCACGGCCTCGGCTGCCTGGGTCATCCCCGCGTCCTGGAGGGCTTGCGCGTTGGCGAGGGCTTCTTCCTCGGCTTTCCTGCGGGCTTCTTCCTCAGACTTCCGGAGCTCCTCGGCGGCCCGGGCCTGTTCCTTCCTGTACCACTCGATTTGCTTGGCGTCGACGATCTTCTTCGCGGCTTCGAAGGGCGCATAGAGCGCTTTCTTCTGGTCACAGGCGGCCTTGTGCGCCTTGTGCGCGGCGTCGATGACGGGGTCGCAGTACTCGTCGATAGTCTTCATCGACTGCTTGATCCTCTTCCCGAAATCGTTGGCGAGGTTGTAGTCCTCCTGGCTGACGATCTGGAAGCCGTCGGCCTCGGCCTTGAGCGCGAGTGCCTGGTTCTCGATCTCTTTCTGCTGGTCCATCTTCTTCTCCTACAGGATTGACGTGGTGACTTTGGTGAGCAGGACTGCGAGCTTGGCCGGGTCCTTCTCTTCGTTTACATTGGCTTCCTGAATTTCCTTCCTTGCTGCCGCAGCCAGAGACTTCTCGCCCATGAGGGCGGTGAGCTTTGACCAATACTCATCAGCGGAGAGGAGGGACTGATCGCCTTCGAGCTGGAATCCGTCATCCAGTTGCGCATCCTGGACCTGCGCGGCGGGCTGTACGATGTCCTCGGGGACCTGGATTGATCCGGCCTGCCGGATAGTGGGGAGTTCTTCGGCTTCCTCCTGCGTGTACATCCCGTTGAGAATTTCCGGGGCGTAGAGACGGCCAAAGAAACTGGCGGCGCGGTATCGGAGCATGAGTTCGGGCATGGTCTGCCACTTCGATCCGTTCTTCGTGTACCAGCTTTCAACTATTGCCATAGCGATGGATACGGGCGGCCCCTCGAGAGGCTGCCCAGTGGCAAGCTCGGTGGCGACGGCCTTGCACTCGCGGTTGTCGAGGTTCTTTCCGTTGACCGATACTATCCCGAGGCTCTTGAGTTCGAAGCGGATCGGAGAGAACCGGCCGCATGAATTGAGCGCCGAGATGATGAACTGGCTCGACCAGCTCGGGCGTCCCTGGATCACGTAGAGGTTCTGCATCACCATCAGTTCGTCGGCTCCGATCCTGTGGGCGATGTTCAGCGCGATGACGGTGTTCGCCAGCGCTCCTGGGGTGTTGCCCTGGTAGATCGTCGGGACGAGCTGCGATGCTGTGTAGAGCTTCGCCTTCCTCTGGATCGACTCGAATGCAAGATCGTCCGGTGTCTTGACCGCGATTTCCCTTTTTTCCTCGCTCATCTGTTCCTCCTTGGGCTTCACGCCCTAACACGTTCTTTTGTCAGTTCCCCGATCACGTCCCGCACGGTCGAATCATCCTGTAGTCCTGTCGCCATGATCACGGGCAGGTATATCGCGTCCTCGATGCTCATGCCCTGCTTCATCCGGGCGAGGGTCAGCGCCGTCCCGCGTGGCGATGCCAGGAAGCTCCTAGCTCGGGCCGCGTAATCGGATAGCAGGGAATTCATGCGGGCATCTCGAAAATATCCCGCTCTTCCGCCCTGTCGATCTGGTGCATCTCGTCCACGGCGGCGATGTCCTGAATGGCAAGCTCAAGAAGCTCGTCATTAACGATCGAGCAAGTGCGGTCTATCCATCCGGCGATATTCTCGCTGTCGGGCGCGTTCGGAACCTTCGAGGGGACACGCACCTCGTCCAGCTCCCAGTCAGCGTCCTCGTCGGCACGGGTTATCTTGACGACTAAATCGACCGTGTTATGGTGGACGGTGCATTCATGGGATTCGGTCATTTGGTCGCCTCGTCGTCGATAAGCCCGCATTCCTTGGCTCTGTGTGAGGTCTTGGCAAAGTCGCGTATCTTATCAAGTTCAGCCCGCGCTTCATACGACACTTGGAGCGAGCAGAGGTGCGCGAGGACTTGGGCCACCAGACTGTCGTCCGCGGTAAATCTCGTCCCGCCGCACCATAGTGGGAAGGCTGAAAAATCTAGGTTGGCGCCCCTGAGGTTGGCGCCCCTGAGGTTGGCGCGCGTGAGGTTGGCGCCCGTGAGGTTGGCGCGCGTGAGGTTGGCGCCCGTGAGGTTGGCGTCCGTGAGGTTGGCGCCCCTGAGGTTGGCGTCCCTGAGGTTGGCGCCCCTGAGGTTGGCGCCCCTGAGGTTGGCGCCCCTGAGGTTGGCGCGCGTGAGGTTGGCGCCCGTGAGGTTGGCGTCCGTGAGGTTGGCGCGCATTCCGCCTTCTGTTCCTTCCGTCCACATTTTGTGGAGTCTTAAAACTTCCGA